GCGGAATTAGTCTCGAAATTCTCGCCGTCCGATGAACTCAGCGTATTAGGCTCCAGAAGTGGGGGTGCCCTGGATATGTCTGCTAAGGCCGCTACCAGAGGGGCCGGTGGTGGTAGCCGTGGCTCCGTGGTAATCCACATCAATGGGGGCAATCAGGATGAAGTCTATCGTACTGTCAAACGTGCCCTTGAAGTCGCTGGGGTGATTCCAGCATGAGTAAAGACTCCCCACCTGTCTTCAAGGGCGCTTTCCGATCTTCGGACGATGAGTTCAACGGACAGGGGAAACGCCCTGTAGTCTTTGACATCATCGCCCCAGATGGGGAAACTTCATTGCTCCCGGGCAGTTTGAAGATGGTTCTACACGTCAATCCCCGGACCATGAAGTTTTCGTACACGAAAGTCATCGAGCGAGTCCAGACAAAGGGTGGCTTTGTCGAATTCCACTGGGGCGAGGGTCTAGGCACGATCACATTTGAGATGGCTACAGGTGGGTTTATGCGCCTCTATAGCGGCCTCTCCAATATCACTGGGGGCAAGAATGCTGCTATGGATGTTGGGGGGACACGTCGAGAGACAATCGCATATGACAAGTATTTGGACATCCTCGCTCTCTATCACAACAATGGGGACGTCTATGATCAGAACGGGAACCTAGTGTTTGATGGGCAGATCAAGGTAACTTTCGACGGGGGCACCCATTTTGGGAAATGGGCTTCTTTTAGCGTGCAGGAAACTGCCGAGAAGCCCTACCAGTTCGAACTATCAGGTGAGTTTTACATCCAACAGGATAAGTGGAACCTGCGCACGTCACAGATATTCGCAGACGTGGCAAATAGATTTGCCAACCCATCTATGCCCACTAATGCACAGCAGGCAGGGGAGATGGGGATGATGGCACCTAAACTCCCGGACACATCCGATACCACAGCTTCAGATGGTTTGGTAGATAAAATTCTGGCAGATGAGGTAGAGGCAGAACGAAAAAAACAACAAGGGACATCACAGGGGGTTAAAACAAGGAAGGCAATGGCCCAGAGTGTGGAGAAGGCACGAAATGCAGGGGCCTTTGTGCCACCTGCTCCAGTCCCGAGCGTTCCTAAGGAAGAGATACCATGACGACTGATGATGGGCGGTCATTGACCCAAAAGGTGGGTGATTTTTTTGCTGAGGATGCGGCTACGGTGGACACTGTGGCTACTTTACCTCCAGCGATGGCCTATAGCCCCACAGTCGGGCCGGAATTAGCCATCGAATGGGAGCAGCAACTTACAACACCCATCTCAGGGGCAGAGAAAGTCTCTACTGCCCTTTCACCATTCACGCTACGGATACTGCCCCCACTCCTGTACCTTTCCAATCCGTCTCTGCTGAAAAACTCTGAAACGGGTTCTAAGGATCATCCGGTAGAGTTGGGGCTTATTGAGGACATCTCTATCCGTGGCAATCTCCAGAACACTCTGAGGGATGTAGATACTCTCTTTGGACAGGTGAATGCCCGAAACAATGCAGGCCCATCCATCTCTCCAGTCTATGTGAGTGGGGGTCGCTCCAATGTGGGAACCAAGTCCCCGTCTGCAGGGTATGGGGTGTCTGGTGACAATGGGAGCACGCCAGTTATCACAGATGCCCTGATGGCACAAGATATTGGCTTGCAGCTAACCAAGATCGTCAATACCCCACCCCTGACTTTGCTTGTGAACCCTACTTCCCTTATGATGCAATTCCAGAAGATACTTCAGTATCAGGAACGAAGTCGAACGGGGCTCATCTTTCAGGCATGGGGGGAAGAACAGCCCAAGATGACTGTCTCGGGGGCCATAGGGGCTTTTTGTGCAGGTGCTAATGGCACGGTTTTCAGCCCCACCGCTGCGGGTACTAGTGTGGCTACTGGAGTACAATTTGCAGCCAAAAGGGATTCGGCATCCTTCCAACAGCTCATGGCCCTCATGATGTTCTACAAGAGCAATGGATACATCTATGATACTATCGGGAAAACGAATGCCCACCATATGGTTGGGGTGATCTCTATCGAATACGATCAGATGATGTACCTAGGGAACATGAATTCCTTTGGGTGGGGTTATGAAGAGGCTCAACCCCATGGGAATGTACAGTTTGAAATCGACTTCACCGTAGCACAGATATACGACTACCATGATGCCAAAGTTGAATCCTTGAAGCCCATGCGGAATCCGATGAGTACTCGATTCGATGATGTGCTCTATGCCAGTCCGGCTTTCTTTCAGCCAACAGCGGGTTCTGCGGTGGAATTGGGGTCGGTAGCAACGGCATTGCCATCAGGGACGCCTCCTTCAGTGGCCCCCCCCACATCATCTGCACCAACTCTGCCCCCATCTGAGGTGGGGTTCAAGACACTAACTGGTGCGATAACCAGGCTATCCTTCTTGGCTACCCCACAGAAAAAGGTGAAGTGAAATGGTAGATGTTCTTCTAAGGCATTGTTCCCATAGAATAATTGCTGATGAAACCTATGGGGGTGTAGAGTGGGCATAACCTCACGCCCCTACATTGGGACTTGGCAACTGAACAACAAGGAGTTAGTCCAATGTACTCCTGATTGTCTGGTCTACCTCAATGGGGATCTCACCATTCCGGGAAATTTCACGAGTGATGGTGCCAGACGTATCAATTTTCAGAGATACATCACATCGGTTAGTACGGATGCCGGAGTTGAGCCAGGAAGCCTCTCAGCTAATATCAGCCTGTCCATTCCAGTTCACAGCACGGATCCTTTTGTACAGGATGCCAACTTGATTCTCCGAACTGGTCTTGAAGTCCATATCTACATGCGAGGGTACTTTCCAGTTCGGGGGCTGTTTCGGTATGTCACTGATTTCGTGGAACAGGATTCGGGCATAGCCACAGAAGGGGATGTTCTGGAGACGGAAGAAATAGAACTTTCGGCATGGGAAGCTTGGAACAGTGCTGCTTATGACTATGCCATAGCTCAGCATAGGCCATATGACGATAGTTGGATGCCGGGGAGCACTCATGCCAAGACTCTTACGAGTGTTGACTGTAGTGATTTTGTGAGTGAGATTGAACTGGCTGGCCTGGAAAACTCGGGTCTGATGTCACAAGTGGATCGCAAACGGGTTCCCACAGCTTCTGCCGCTGTCATTTACCAAGAGAGTACGCCCAGACCGGCTGGGGACATTTACAATACAGTACAGCCGGGGGATATCATCGCCATGGATGCGGATCCCAATCGACCATCGGCGGATCCAACCAATTTTGGGAAGAGTGCGGATCACATTGTAGTCGTGCTCCAGGACTACAATGGGGGTCTGGTAGTCGCTGAGTCTACATCCAGAGACGATAAAGGGACCACAGTCTGCCCCCTAGATCAATGGTTGGCAACCTGGACTGAGAGAACAGGTGGGGCCGTGCGCTTTGGGGCTGCCACCCCCAAGTACATCTCTGATCTCCAGAAGAGCACCCAGAAAGTCACAGTAGCTAAAGGTAAACCACTATCCAAGGCAGTCCGACAGAAGCGACCGTCCGATGATCTTCTTTCTTACCCCTACTACCCGGTATTTCATGGGGTAGTGACCCAAGTGGATCTAGCCTACAGTTCTGGTTTTCAGACCGCAACTTTGAATTGTGCTTCTATGCTTCATTTCTGGAGCTATTTGTATTTGGCTACCAGTGGATCGTTCTTTGGGCAACGGGGCCGGAATGCCAATGTCAAGACGACGTTAGAGGGGCATAACTTCACCGACTGGCACCCCTACGAGATCATGTATAAGTTGTATCGGGATACTCTTGGGTCGCAGCAGTCGGTCTCTTACCAGTCAGCTAAGAAGACTAATGTAGACGCCTCATCAGCAATTGGACAGGGGCTCTATTCTTTGACGCTCGATTACTGGACTGAGCGGTTCAAGACGACTTTCATGAATTTTCGGATGCACGGTACTACAGGATATGTGTTCAATTCTGCGCAGGCTTCTTTCTTAGCCAACACGAAGCGAGATACACTCCGGGCACTCTTCTCAAACAGAGGACTGGCCAAGGAAGCCCAAATGATGCAGACAGCTGCTCTTCTAGGCATTATTGACCCGAGTAAGAAGAGTGGCATTGAAGCCGCAAAGATTAGGCAATACGGGCAGTTACAGGCTGGTTTTGAAACCAATATCTTCGAGATGGTGGCTTTCGTAAAGGATATCGGGCAACAAGGTAGTGTGAACCTCTGGGAGACCACCTACGAGACCAAGATGAATTTGGCCCAGAGGGTGTGTGAGGTAACTGGGTTCGAGTTTTTCCAGGATGTGGACGGCGACCTTGTCTTCAAGCCCCCTATGTTCAATCTGGATACGAGTGAGTCTCGAATCTACAGGTTAGAGGACATAGACATCATCAGCTTCTCCATGTCCGAAAGAGAGCCCGAATGTACCTATATGGTGGTGAAGGGCTCAAGCTTCAAGAATCAGATCGGGTTGGGGCTGGAAAATGAGTGGGGGGTGGGGGGCACTTTTATTGACTATCGGCTGGTGGCCCAATATGGCTGGCGGGAGCAGTCGTTCGAATCCTACTATCTCAACTCACCGGGGGCTATGCTCTATGCGGCAGCTACCCGGATGGACGTCATGAATGTGGGACGGCATTATGCATCTGCTACCATCCCCTATCGTCCTGAGATTAGACCCGGCTACCCCTTCTATATCCCTTACCTGGACTGCTACTACTATTGCAACAGCTTCAACCATAGCTTCCAGTTTGGGAGCCAATGTACTACTACGCTACAGCTGGTAGGTAAACGTTCCAAATTCTTTGCCCCGGGTAAGTTCAGCAGTGGGGGCATCGAGGACATTGACTTAGGTAACATGTCGCTCCCCCCAAAGCCTCTGATCGTGCAAGATGAAAAGGGGCAGCCTAAGATCAAAGGATTTCCTAATGTCGTAATGGCGCTGGACCCCGAGAGTATCAGCCCCTTGTATTCTATCGCGCCGAAAGACGCTGATGTTTGGAATCTGACAAGTAAAGATGCCCTGAAAGCAATCTTGAAACTTGCTTCTGTGACTAGTGGGGCAGTAACTGAAGTAACTGAGCCCACAGCGGATGGGGGTAAGAAATCTCTGGGGTACTATTCATATGCAGACGTAGGCGGGCAGAAGAAGTACCTCTATGTGGGGGATGCACCGGCCGATGCCCCAGTAGGGGCTGTGGATCTGGTAGCGGCTGCGAACGCCTATACCAGTGTAAGCCCCAAGATCGTGGGTGCTGTAGGCGATTTGGGGGCCACTATCACAGCCTTGAACCTACAGATAGCAGATGCCGAAAATGAGTATCAGATATTGTCTACGGCGACAGACATCTCTGAGACTGTGAAAGCGTCCAAACAGGCACAACTACTCCAAACGGTTTCCGACTTGACCACAAAGCGGAATCAGGCACAATTAGATCTAGGTAGCATGGTGGGTGGGGAAGAGGTTGGTCCATCTCTGGAGAGTATCAACCTAATCCGCCTTCTCCTTAAGCTTGCTGGAGCCGATACTGTCTCTGATAGGCCCGGTTACGTTGATCTACGTTCAACAAACAATCTGTTGGGTCTCCTGAGTGACAAGAAGGCGCTTTTCACTGTGGAGGTACCAGGTTCATTCCGGTACTATTCGTGTGCTCACCCATCGCTAGCCCATCAAGGAAGTCATCCGGCTATCACTCTTGCTGGTACAATAGATTCGGGGAAAGCGGATTTGACGCCACAAAGGGGTTATGGGTTCTTCCCAACGAATGAGATCAAACATCAGGAGATAGGGGCGAAAGTTAACGCACAGTTTGGCCTACGAGACAATCATGTGCATAAGGGTCTCTTTGTCCAGACCCTTACCGGAAAGAAAGCGGTCCCCACCTCAGAGATCACAAGCTTGACGTTCAGCAACGTCAAAATGGACGGCACGGGTATTTCAGCCACGAGGGCCAAGGATAAGAAGGAGTTGGCATCCAACACCAGATCTCTGGTCTATAGGGGGTTGTATGGGGCATTTCTTAGTTCATCGGCCCAAGCTAAGACATTGTCAACAATCCAGAACGTTCTCAAACCCATGTGGGATGCCAAAGCACAGATCCTGACCAAAGGTGGCTTCACGGTGGGGGCGTTCCCATCGTCCGTGCGAATCAAGATCAAAGTCAACAACATGTCGGTTCTTGTGACTATGTCTACGACTACTGCTCTGAATGACCCGAAGATCGGGGCATCTACAAACGAAGCAGCCCAGAATTACTGCAAATCTGCAAGTGATCAGGTCGCTAGCAGTATGGCTTCTCCAATCGCCAAACAGTATGCAACTAAACACGCGGAAGCCCAAACCGAGGGGAAAACGAAATTTCCGGGTGATACTGAAAAGGTCGATGCCTATGTGGCAGAGCAGATGAAGGCGATGAATGCTGCTCTCTTTAACATTAATAGCTTGGCGGTTCTCACCGATGGTGGCACAGTGGGAATGCAAGGTGGTAAA